GGTTGGCGACATCGACCTGAATAGTGGAATTGATAACGTCGCCAGCCGCTTGGTCGACGAAGTTCAAATTCGACACAGTGCCGGTAAACTTAACGATCGGATCGCCAACTGGCTGTTCGAAGTCGTCGCACTTCTGCAAAAGTATGCGGAATGGAGAGCCGACGATGTTGCCTGCTTGATAGTCCGCCCAGACAGCGTCGCTTGTCGCCCCGTCAACTCCGGACATCACCAACGAGAGCGTGAAGGCTTCGGCGTTAATGGCAGCCTCGATCTGCGCCAGCGCGTCCTCAGTGAGCACGCATGCGCGATAAATCTCGCCGTCATCACCGACGAACGGGCCGCCAGACCCATCCCAAAAGCGAAGTGTGCCAGATGGAAGCTCCACCTGGCAAAGAACACGAAGACTTGCCATGCGGCCTCCAAATCTTGTGGTTTGCTATTCCAGACCTAGTGCCAGCCGGTTCCAATAGTCAGTAGCTTCTGTGAAGCTGACGTTGGGGCTTGCGTTCTTGCCGATGGCATCCTGCTGGACATCCATTCCTCGATCTTCAGAGAGATGGCAGATGCACGTCGGCCGATCGAACTCGAGCGAGGAACCAGACGGAATGAGCTCGCGAACCGAAGGCGAGATTGAGACGGTCCAGATGTCGCCGTCCGCCTCGATCACCGGCCCCGTTTCGTAGAGCGCATGGTTGTATGAAAACCGTACGCCGACGAGATCCGCCGCGGCCTTGATGATTTTCAGCCTTATGGACGTTGAGCCGATCGGCGTGTTGCCGTCGGTCACAACCGAAATCGCGCCCTGCTCGTATGAGCTGTCGTCATGGAAGAATGAATCGTCGCTGTGCGGCAGATCAACGGCAGGCTCGAATTTTCCCGAGACGTACGGCGCCGACAACCCAGACGGAACGCGAACCGCCACAAGTCCAGATCGGCCGCCAAGCTTCTGCCTGATCGCCTGCCACGTCCGCCACTGATCGCGATAGCGGTTCTGAATCGCGATACTCGCGTAATCTATGCTCCAAAACCCGAGATCCGTCCGCGTTACCGGCTCGACGCCACCGAGCGACTTGCCGCCCGAGCGAGTGAACGGAACGACGTTTGCCTGCACCTGCCTCGGAGTTAAGAGGCAGAACGGCCACTCCAAAATCGTTGCCATTTCGCCTCCTTACGAATTGCGGTAGTCGCCGCCGGCCGTGTTGTTCTGGTATTTCGCCATCGTGGGAACTACCTGCTGATTGGCGGCCGATACGATTTTCGGGCTCGCCTCGGTCACCGTCTGTTGGCTCACTGTTTTAACGAATGGCATCAGGTTGCCGCTTCCGTCGACATCGACGCCGACGGTGACGTGGACGTTGTCCTGCTTGGACCACCCGCCACCGGTTCGCACCGAAGGCAAGCGAGGAGCGCCAACTAGGCCGCCGCTCGCGTATCCTTGCATCCTCTGTAGGTTGCGAACACCGATCCGCTTGGTCGTCTCGGCGTCCATGACGTATTCGCCCTTATGGACGATGCCGGCGGGCTCATTCTTTCCGCCGGGCCCAGTGTATCCGCCAGATTCGAAGCCGAATATCTTGCCAATACCGCCAAGGAGACCGCCAAATAGCCCGCCACCACCACCGCCGCCGGTGTCGAAAATCGCGTTCAGTCCAATATCAATGACCTTATCTAGGACGCGATTGAGCGCATTAGACAATGCGTCGGCCATCGACGCGCCGCTTCGGAGATCATCAATGAAGCCGCCCGTGATATCTTTCGCAGTGTTCTTGAAGTCATCTGCCGCTTCGCGCGCGCGCTGCTGCGAGTCCTGCAGCTTCTCAGCCGCAACACTCGCGTTTGCGTAACCCGTGGCCAGTTGGTCGATCGAAGCCTTCAGTTCCGGCGTGATTGCTAGGCCGGCCTTGTGGGCGGCGGTTAATAGATCGCTTTGAGCGCGCGCCTTCTCGACCGCAAAGCCGTAGTCGTCAACGAGCGGGTTAATACCAGCCTGCGCCGCAGTCTCATTCTGAAGTGCGAGAGTGCGCTCCTTGATCTGCTCGATCTCACGCTGGTAGTCGTCAGCGCTTTTGCCTCCGCCACCGCCGCCGCCCTTGCTTCGCCCACCTCCGCCGCCCGCGCTGGGCGCCACAGGATAATTGGCGAGAGTGATTGGCTTAACCGTGGCGGCAGGCGCAGCAGGAAGCCGTCCGCCTTTCGGCGTCGTTGCGGCTCCGCCACCAAGTACGCTCTGTTTGATCGCCTCGGATGTGAGTTCGCCGGCCTGCTGGATCTGGCCTTCGAAAGCCTGATTAATACGGTTGGTGACTTCCTTCGTGGATGTGACCGTGAGGGCGCCACCAAGGAAGCTCTTCTGTGCGGCGCCGCCAGTCAGGAACGAGCCCACGTTGTCGAGGCCGCTTAGCGATCCGATAGCACTGGCAAACGAGTTTACAGAGGCAATGCCGGAGTTAAGCGCGCCAACTACAGCCTGTATCTGCGTGATCAGGTTATTGAAATTAACGCTGTTGATGAAGGCGGACGTCTGATCGATAGCGTTCCCGAACGTCTCCGCAACCTTCGAAGACGTGTTAAATTCGCGCGCCGCATTGATAAGCGACGTCTTGAGGTTGCCAAGGCGCTGGTCGATCGTCAGAACAGAGCCGGCGACCTTCTGCTCAAGTATCGGAGCGCCAGCCTGGAACCCGTCAAAAAAAGCCTTGGACGACAAATTCCCGTCGAGCATGATCTGGCGAAGCTTCGCGACAGAACCGTCCGCCTCTTTAATGCCAGCCGTTGCGGCTTGCAGGATGGTCGGAGCACCTTCAAGGATCGAGTTGAACTCTTCCGCCCTAACGACACCACCACCGAGCGTCTGGCTCAACTGCAGAAGCGCGCCGCTGGCCTCTTGAGTCGACGTCCCGCCGACCCGCAGCGCGAGAGCGATATTGTCAGCGAAGGTAACGATCTGCTGCTGAGATACGCCGAGTTCTTTCTGGACTAGCGACAGGCGGCTATAGAGTTGAACCAGCGTCTCAATCGGCGCCGCGTTTTTCGTCGCGGATGCAAAGAGTTGCTGGTAGACCTTTTCAAGTTCGGCCCCAGACAGGCCGGCCACCTTCAAGGCGTTGTCGATGCGTGTGGCGGAATCACTTAGGCTCTTGAAGCCGGCCGCTCCGCCAATCAACGCAAAGGCACGAGCAGCACCGGCAGCGGCCGTAGCCGCGCCAGAACTGATCTTATTGTTCATCGCCGCAAAGCGACTTTCAATCGCGCGGGCGTTCTTGTTGGTGACGCCCATCGCGCGATTGAGCGAATTTTCATATTTCTTAATGTCAGCCGAAAGCTGCACCACGAGCCGCTCGAGGTCAGTTGCCATTCGTTCGATCTCGCTCTATTTATTAGTGTATGGGGATACAGAAGCGTCGAATGTTCTGCGAAGAGGAAGTTGCGATGGTGCTTGCCGAGAGGCAGACGCCAAATCACATCCTGCATTTGCTGCTTAGCGTGTTCACCGCTGGATTCTGGATACCGGTCTGGATCTTAGTGATTCTTTTCGGTAGCGGCTCCTATTGCTGCCCTCGATGCGGAGCGAAAACGCTTGGATACGTTCCGAAGAAGCATAGGGAGGCGCTTAAGCAGCGCCCCGCTATTCTTTCGACTTGAGCCATTCGAACAGGTCGTCGGCTTCCTTGTCGCTCATCTTGCCATCATCTGCGCCGTTGGCCTTTAAGTAGCCCTCTACTGCGGCCATGAACTGCCACATCGACATCGCGTTCACTTGCTGCGGCGAGAAGCCGATTGCTGCGCCAGTGCCGTAGATCGCGCCAAATCTAAGCTTGCCGTTCGGCAGGTCGTCTATTTGACTTCCGCTTGATCTGGCGCTTCGGCTTCCCCCAGTCGCTCATCCTCCGCGCCGATTAGCCCGGCAGAAAGGATAGCGACCGCGTATGGATGGTTTTCCATAGGAGGACGGCCTTCGACGTAGGTGCGAACTAGCCGCAGCGCTTTGACCGGTTCAAGCCCGCCGCCAATCAGGCCGAGCCTGATGACGTTGGAGATGTCCTCGATGCGCCACTGATGCATGTGCAGTCGATTGAGCACGATATACGGGCCAGCGTCCGTTTTCTCTTGGAGTTCGGCCAGTTCACCCCACCCAAGGCGGAAGACGTAGTCGCCATCCGCCCAGGTCAGTTGTATCTTCGCGTCGCGGCTCATTAAGCCACCGTGCGTACGAGCTCGCCGTCGCTCTGCATTTCGACAGTCATCGTAACGCGGCCGCCCTGCTCAGTTGACGGATTGAGCGAGGAAACGTGCATGGAGCCAGTCCAGGTGATGGTCTTGGCCGGGAATTCGATTTCGATCTTAACCGGCACAGCGTTGACGTTTTCCCAAGCATCGAGCCAGGTTTCGACGGATTCCGATGCAAGGACGCCCTCGCCGGAGACAGAAGCGGAAAGCGTGCTGGCGTCGCGGCCGATCCACGATACCGCATCTGGGTCGTCGCAGTCAGGGATGGTGACGTCGGTTAGATCCTTGGTGAGCGTCAAGCTCTTGGACGTGAAGCCGCAAGGGGCTGCATAGGTGATAGGGCCGGTGCCGGAACCAAGCAGAATACGAAATTTGCCAAAGCGAGCCGTAGAGGGCTGGGCCATGTTTCAGTCTCCAAAAATGTGGTGATTGGTGGCCGCCGGCTATGGAAGCTCGACGAAAGCCGTGATGCTAATGATGGCTCGGTTTGTCACGCCATCGGATTCCCGCTGGTAACGGGTTATGCGGTGGCGAATGCTCGCCAGAGCGTTCTCAGTCAGGCTGAATTCAGCCTCATGCAGCGACGCGCGGATTGCGCCTGCAATCTTTCTAACCTGAGCGTCGCCAAACGCCTCGCCAGAGCCCCACGACCAGCAATCAATTTGCATGGTGATCTCGAGCCCGTCGATGCAGTCTGCGTCGTCTGTGACGGCATCCGATGGCCCCATGGAGAGATATGGCGGCGTGATTGCGCCGTCTGGCGGCCGGTCATAGACCCGAGTGCCCACAAAGGCAGCAACTGCGGCATCCGCTTTTAGACGCGTGATAATCGCGGCCTTCAGTTCGTATGTTGGATCCACTAGCCGCCTCCTGCCGCAACTTCTTTGGCTGCCTTATTGATCGCGCGAGTGATGCGCGATTTGACCTTTTTGCGATTGGCGCGGTAACTGACATAGAAGAAAGGCTGCGCCGCTACCGCCGGAATGGTGGCACCTTCAAACTTGCCTCCTGCCGTATGTGCTGCCGTACCAAACTCCACAAAACGGGCGTAGTAGGCCTCGCCATCGCCCGCAAATACGGTAATCGTCAGTTCGTTGCCCGTCGACGTGACGGTTGCAATGGTCATCGCGCCCTTCGGCGCTTTTCCCCATGTCCAATCTACGGAATCCCGAAGTGCACCGCTATCGGTCGGGCAGAGCGACTTGGCCATCTCGACAATCTCTGCTGCACCCTGCTCCATCGCTTCACGGATACGCTTTTTGACGACAACAGGAAGCGCTGCGAGTTTGCGATTAAGCCGAGCAAGTCCCTCGATGCTACTGGGCATTGCTGCCCACTGTAGCCAGAATATCGAGGTAGGCGTTCTTCTGATCGACGTTGGCTGCCGGCGATACGATCGCATAGACGGCACCAGTTCGTGCATCCACGGCACGCCAAGTGGCGTCAACCGTGCGCGCGACAGTGTGGCTGCGAATGCGGATCGTGTAAGGCTGGACGCCCTGTAGGCGGCTGGCCATGACGGCCTCAGAGCCCATGCGGGGCGTCATCTCTGCGGAGTCTGAGAAAACCGTTTGGAATGGACCAGTGTTTCCACTTGAGCCGTAGCCGTCATCTTCAGCCGATCTCTGCTGAAAATTCAGCAAGGATCTAAGTTTTCCTGCGCCGTTTGTCATAGGCAAAAACCTCAGATCAGGAAAAGACGCTTGTCGCTCTTCCTTACGTTGTCATTTGCCCACAGTGGACGGAGATTAGTCAGAGCCCATGCAGCACTGAATTCAGCGCAATCTGGCGTGTCGTAGTCGAAAGAGGAGTCTGGGACGATGTGGTCGACGTGCCACTCTGGACCATAATTCTCCCAAGTCATCCCCTTCAAAAACTGCCGCTCAAGATGACGCATCAGGTCGTCAACGGTATACCCGACTAGCTGCTCCCAACTACGCCCATTCTTGCCGCCGCGCTGAATTGATATTCTTATCCCGTTAGAGATTGCATACCGCAACCTATATCGTGGATCTTGTCTCCGCCTAGCTGTTTGCTCTCGCCGCTTTTCTGGATTTGCTAGCCGCCAGGCTTTTACTCGCCCTCGGACAAGATCAGCGTTCTCTTCATGATACCGACGCTTGTCTTCCTTGATTTTATTGTCGTTATCTGCTCGCCACTTCGCTTCGCGTTCCTTTTTGTGCACATCTGCGCACTCTAGGCACCGCAACGATCTTGTGTCTCGCTCACACGGGGCACCGCAATCACAACAAACAATTAGCTGCGGCACCCGTCTGCACTCAATGCACTGAGACTTCCACCCTTTCGACGAGCATTTGTGGAAATCGGAGACAGCCTTAGTTTCCCCGCACCCTGAACACGTCTTAAAAAGACCAGCATCCCCAGCATAGAAAAAAGCGACCAACAAGACCTCCAACGTGAAAGCAGATTAGCGAAGGTGATGTAAACTTACAAATTTGTCAAGAAACAACCTTCGCTGGCCTCTCAGTCTTCTCGGCCTTGCCTGCCTCTATTGCCGCAGCAGCGCACGCGCGGGTGACGTTTGCGACGCCTCCCGCATTAAATGCGATCGTGACTGCCGGTTTCGGCTTCCAATCATAGTCAGCCAGAAACCGCACCCACATTAGAGGCTCACGCCGGGATACTGGATGTCGATCGCGATAACGCTCGTCGACTTCGCCAGGCCCAACAGGCAGACGTATTCGCCGGTGCCGACGTCTGCCAGCGGGCAAATGCCGCCGGGAGTGTCCGACAGGTAGTAGGCTGTACCAGCCACAACGGTTGCGCCTATCGTGATGTCGCCAGACTTGTGAACGTCGATCGGCTGATTGAGCGATGCGCCATTCAGAGCGATGCCTTTAGCCTGTCGTGCTTCTGCAGTTGCCGAGTTGGAATCGGCAAGCATCCACTTCTTGGTGGACGAACTCAGGTAAACCGCCTTGCCGGCCGTAATGGTTTCGCCGGCAACGCCGGTGACTGCAGTGGCATCACTTCCAGCCACAACGTTTGCGGCCGTTACAACTAGGTCTGTCATTCTATTTCGCCTTTATCTTGAGCTTTACGCTCTGATCCATGGTGCGACCGCCTGCGGTCACGATGCGGTTGGTAAGGGTTATGCCGGCGCTAGTTCAAAGGTTTCTTTGGCGCCTTTAGAGAGGTTATCGAAGGACCAGAGGGGCTGTAGGTTGGTGTAATGGCAAGCGATCAAAACCTGATCCCGGTCAGTCAGATCGAAACTAGCGAGCGGCCGTTTATGGTCGATGTGCCATTTGTCTGGGCCCGAACCCCAGTTTTCCCAACTCATGCCAGAAGAGAACAGAGACTCTAGGTAAATCATAAGTTCGGGGACTGAGCATCCAAGGTCTCTGACAGCGGAGCCTGATTTAGCGGATCCATTGATGGCACCACGCAGCCGCTCTCGCAAACGATGCCGGAGCCGAGACTGGATGTTCGTCTCGCGATCTGCCAAAATGCGATCAGTAATCGCTTCTCTGTTCTCTCGCGCGTACTTCGCGGAGCGCTCGCGGTGGTGCTCTTTGTTGTTTTCGTAGTGCTTGGCCCACCAAGCTTGCGCCCGATCTCGGTTCTGGGCGAGGTACTCGTTGTTCTTGACCCTAACAGCCTCTCTGTTGTTGGCTCTGCTAGTGTTTCGCCGCAGGTTCCTGCAATCAACGCAGGAATAGCAAGACACGACACGTTCGCACACATGGCCATGTTTCTCGCATGGCTCGCCAGTAAAGTAACGCTTCAGCCCAATGGCGATAGCTTCTTCCCTCGATATCCTCTGCACCTATCGGATCTCGCCCAAATCTTCGATCGTGCCGTCAGCGCGCGTGATCACTGCGGAAAAGCGCGCTTCCTTGGCTTGGCCGTGCGTCAGCAGGCCACCTGAAATTGACATGTGGGGTGTCCTCTAGGCTGCCCAATCCCGATACGGGAGGAGCAGTGCATCGACCGCCATAGGCAGATCGGTAATTTTCGTCTCGCTGGCCGCTTCACGGCGCTCGAACCAATGGCCGATGAGCAACAGCACTGCTTGCTTCAGCGAAGCCGGCACGGTCTCGTAACCGGCTGTGAATTGGATGCGAACCGAGTTGGGCTCGCCGTTGGTAGTGGGCCATGCCTCGCCAATCGCTGGTAGGATGTAGCCACCATCACTCACGCCCACGTCGAACGTGCGGAAAGTGGTTAGTTGGGCATCAATCCCATTGGGCTGCGCGTAATAGACAGCATCGACCGAAATCAACGGAGGTTTTGGCAAGCAAATCTTACCAACCGGGAACGCTTTCAGCGTCAATTCCCATTCCTGCTCGATGACCGACCGGCCAAGCCAGTTCTTCTCGCCAGCCATCCAGTCTTGAGCCGCGGCAATTAGTCCGCCGATGTATGTGTCTTCGTCGGTATGGAAGATGCGGAGATGCGCCTTGGCTTCGTCCAACGACACAATCGTCGCCGATGCCGGCGTCACAAGGCGCAAACTCATGGCTATTTCGTCCTCTTGGCAGGCTTTTCTGCCTGCTGATCGGCAGCCGATTCGCCAACTGCCTCAACCCATCCTTCAGCGACCAGGCCATCAGCCATGTCGCCAAAGTCACGCTCGTCGCCCGCGTTCAGGTCAACAAGCGTGAAGCCGTCCTCGGAATACGGGAACGGCTTCACAACTCGATGCGTCATTAGGCGACAGGCTTGCTGCGAGCGTGCGACGTGACGACAACCGCGCCAGCGGCGATCGACGTGCCGGACGCCAGCGTCAGAACAGGGCGGATGTACCGCTTGGCGCCGAGGTAGCCGATCTTATAGACGGTAGAAGCGGCAAGCGGGGTCGGAAGAGTGCCCTGAATCTTCGATGCGGCAACCGCCGTATAACCAGAACCAGAGGAGTCCGATTCCTCGAGCGTGACGTTGAACACGCCAGCGCCGGCAATCGCACCGGTGTTGATGACGACTGCAGCGGCTTCAAAGCCGGCAGTATCGACGCCAGTGCCGGTGGCGGTGGCGGTAAGAACGGCGGGAACGATGGAGGTCGTCACGCCAATATTGTCGTAAAGGTCTTTGGAAGCCATCAGGCTATCTCCTTTTCAAGTTGGAAATGGGCGCTCACGAAGAGCGCCCGCTGTTGGCTTAGACCGAGCAGGTCAGCTTGCGGATTGCTTCAGAAAGGACAACCTGACCGCCGAGACGGCGGCGGAAGATGAAGCGGACGTTGCCGCTCGTTGCCTGGGTGTAAGGATCGCGGAGCATTTCCATGGCAATGCGGTCAACCAGGTTGTAACCGCGGGCGAAGTCGCCGTAAGCTACAGGCGTGGTGCCTGCGCCTTCGTTCGGCATGTCCGGAACTTCGACGTAGGGGTCGCCGTCGATCGTGTTCGGGCGGCCGAGGGCAATCCCGGGCATCCAGATATAGTTGTTCTG